ACAGGAGGGAATTTCGCAGCAGCAGTCGCGGCAGAGAAATCCCGAGGTCAGGCTGCCGGACTCTATATTGATCGTAAAGAGATTCTGCATGGAAAGATTGATTCGATGAATCGCGACGAGGTCATGAAAGAAATTAAGAGAATCCAAGAAGAGTTTCCTGCACTCAAATCTTTTACTGAAGACAACCTTGTTATTGAGGGAGAAAGTAAGGTAATAAAAGACACTACTTGACGTGTTTTATGCTATTATATAAGTATAAACAAATTAATCGTAGAAAGGATTTATCATGTTGTTTAACACTTTAATCAAAGAATCAGGTCATAGCACCTACTATATCAACCCTGTTGTTATTGATAATATTAGTACTTATACTGAGCAGTGGGGAGAAGATGGTCGGTTAGTAATAACAATGTCTTCCCCTCAGGAAGTCTATGCTTTTTTGTATAACATTGAAGAGGGAGGCGACTTTATCAGTTGGTTTATAAAAGTTGTTGACCAGAAAAGCTTAGACGAGGCTATTAGTGTTATAAAAGAAATGAGGAATGGAGTTGAACAAGACGGCATCGCCATTAAAGTACAAGTAGATTACTTCAATCACACAGAGAACTCTTGATAATAAATTAAACACCTAGACGTATTTTATGCTATTATTAAATATAACTTAATTAATCGTAGAAAGGATTAACTGATGCCNTATAATGTAACGACCGAGCGAGGTCACCATATTGATTATGTCCACAACAAGCCNAACGGAGACACCATCTATTGCTATGGTAGTATAGAAGAGGATAGTAGCTTTTTTGTAGAGTGTTCCGACGAGTANAATAGTGGTCATGTAGAAGACGTTGACCCTAGTGTGCAAAATACTTGGAAACGAGTATGTGAGTATCTACTAAAATGGCGACACGACGTAGAACAGGTAGAGTGTGATTAATGAAAAAGCCTGAGTCCAAACTGTGGCATAATCTACGCGACAACACAAAGACTCAAGGGGTGTTTTGGACACGTCTTGAGTCATGGGCTATTCCTGGAGTTCCAGATCTGCATGGTATAGTTGATGGTCATGCTTTTTGGTTAGAATTGAAAGTCCACAGGTTAAAGTCATTAAAGTCCATCAATTTGTCTCCTCACCAAATTCTCTGGCAAACTCAATATTCTTCGCAATCAGGACATGTCTGGAACTTGGTTCATCATCTCTCTTCCTCGTCGCTCAAATTATTTGGGGGTTGGCGAGCCCGACAGTGGACAGAATCACCGAGGAGAGAGGATGACTTGATCCCTGATTTTGAGACAAGAATCCCGTATGATTGGACGGGCATCATCAATCATATTCTATCATCCTCGCCTCGTCTTGACAACGATTAGTTTCTCATCAATCTTCCTCTATCGTCTTTCATCCTCGGGTCATCGTTTCTCTTCACCGACGAAAGAGGATGATAGAGGACGCCGAAGAAGAAAGATGATGACGCCAGATTGATTGTCTAAGCTGAGGACAAAAAACGAATAATTAGGACAACAATAGACTTGTAACTAGACAAATTAATTGCTATTCTTTAATCATAGCAAATGGCTATAATTTAACTTGATCTCGTAGAAAGGGGATTATAATGACTAAAGTAACTAAAAAGATGACTAAGGCATCCTTAACCTTAGACGCTCCAATTAAAACAGTAAAATCAGTTGAGTTAAAAGTGACTGACAAGGAGCTCTCCTACAATGACATCTGGAAGTTCGTCCAGGAGCATGCAGGAGGTCAAGAATCCAATGTAGTAGTTGTCCCACTTGATAACTGTGACTTGGCAAGTGACAAGCCTGTCCCATTCGGCTATGGAGGTCAGCCTGGAGGCGTCCGACAAATGATTCAGGATTGGTTTTTATTCGGTGTCGGCAAGGACAAGGATATGTCCCTTAAGACTATACTCGGTAAAGCTGCTCCACTTGGTCACAGTCGTAAAAAGCCTACTTGTCTACATGCTCTCTTGCATGGTGGATACTCACCGTCCAGTAAATACTGGATGACTCCATACATCAAGCTTGTAGTCAAAGCTTAACATCTAACACGAGGGCGACAGGCGACTGTCCCCTCTTTTTTTGACGTTGCCTTCCGATGATTCGCGAGGACTTTCCCCGACCAGAGGATGAGGATTCCCGATGATTTCCCCGACCAGAGGATGGATGGAGAGACGTCTAGTTATAGCCATAAATAGGGGTATAACATATAGAGAACTACTATTTTGGTTTTGCAATTAAATTAAATAAATGTTTATATAATAACATGTTAGGCACAAAACGCACTTTGTTTAACATGTTAACTTTAACGCATTAACCATAAAGGGGTATAAAATGCAAAATACTAAAACAACAGGTAAGGTAGCACCTAATACAGCACCAACAACTACTTACGCAACTTTAACAAATACAGGTAAGGAAATAACCTATGCTAGCTTATGGGCTTTTATTAATAATAATTGCGGTGGTAGTATGGCTAACGCACAAATAGTGTGCTTACCTAATGTTAAAACAAACCAACCNAATAACCCTGTACCNTTTGGTTATGGTGGNAAACCNAATGGNGTTAGGGCTATAATACAAAANGCAATGTTGTTTGGTGTTAAAAACAAACAAACAGGTAAGCTTTGNAATTTGGTTAGTACTAGCCTAGCAGTTGGCAAACCTTTNGGGCATAGCAGTAAAAAACCTAATTGCCTGTTAGCATTAATTAATGGTGGCTATAGCCCTAGNAGTAGCAGTTGGGGTACACCATTTATAAAACTAGTTAGCACNATGCCAACTAAGTAACCTACCNTTTAGGTTACCCCCTAGCCCTAGCTAACTACCNAGTTAGCTAGGGTTTTTTAGTACCCNCCCTAGAGACGAAGAGTCTAAGGCAAGCTCGGGGCTTGCCATGTTCCTCGCAAAATATGTGACGTCAAAAAATTATTATAATGAGTACCCCCTTTTCCAGAAAAAGGTCATAGGTTCATTGCCCTATAAAAATTTTTGATATATAAAAAAATAATGACTATGGATATTGAGTTAATACCAGAGGATCGTTTAAAGCATTTTGCGAATTTAATGCAAAGAGCGAAGGAGATGGAAAATTCCGAGTTAGCCCAGAAAGATTTTTTAACTTTCGTGGAGCAGACTTGGGAAGGCTTTATCCATGGACGCCACCATAAGATTATGGCAGAAAAGTTTAATCGAGTGGCGACGGGAGATTTGAAGCGTGTAATTATAAACATGCCCCCTAGACATACTAAAAGTGAATTTGCGAGTTTTATGCTTCCAGCATGGTTAATGGGTAGGAACCCTAGATTAAAGATTATGCAGACAACGCATACGGCTGAACTTGCTTTTCGTTTTGGACGTAAGACTCGTAACTTAATGAATAGCCAAGAATATTTAAAAGTTTTTCCAAAAGTAAGTTTACGTTCGGATTCCCAAGCAGCAGGTCGTTGGGAGACGGATAAAGGTGGTGAGTACTTTGCTGCTGGAGTGGGAGGAGCTGTTACTGGTCGAGGTGCGGATTTATTAATTATTGATGACCCCCATTCCGAGCAAGATGCTTTAAGTCCGACTGCCCTAGAGCATGCTTATGAATGGTATACTTCTGGTCCGAGACAAAGATTGCAGCCAGGAGGAACGATAGTAATTGTGATGACTCGTTGGGCTGAGAATGATTTAACTGGTAAATTATTAAGACAGCAAGCGAGAGATATACTGGCTGATAAATGGGAGATAATAGAATTTCCTGCGTTAATGCCGAATGATGAACCTTTATGGGGTGAGTTTTGGAAGAAGGAAGATTTACTTGCCGTAAAGGGAAGTTTATCAGTTGGTAAGTGGGAAGCTCAGTGGCAGCAGAATCCGACGAGCGATGTCAGTGCGATAATTAAGCGTGATTGGTGGAAGAAGTGGGAAAAGAAAGAGTTACCTTCTTTAGAATATGTAATGCAGAGTTATGATACAGCGTTTAGTAAACAGGAGTCAGCTGATTATAGTGCGATAACAACATGGGGAGTTTTTTATCCTAAGGAGGGTGAACCTCCAAACATTATTCTTTGTGATGCGAGAAAGGGTAGATGGGATTTTCCAGAACTNAGACGGAAAGCTTTAGATGAATATAAGTATTGGGAACCAGAAATGGTTTTAATTGAGGCAAAAGCATCGGGTATGCCATTAACCCAAGAACTGAGGCAGATGGGGATCCCCGTCACTAATTATTCCCCTAGTAGAGGAAATGATAAAATCACTCGAGTAAATTCTGTTGCACCTTTGTTCGAAAGTGGGTTAGTATGGTATCCAGATACATCATGGGCTGAAGATGTTGTTGAAGAGTGTGCAGCGTTTCCTGCAGGAGAACACGATGATTATGTTGATACGATGTCCCAAGCTTTGAGAAGATTTAGAGAGGGAGGGTTTATAACTCACCCAGAGGATTATCAAGATGAGGATCCAATACCTAAAGAAAGGATTTATTACTAATGGCTATTTCACCACGTCCAAGTAATGTAGACCGATCGCTTTTACAAGCCCCGAATGATACTTTTAGTTTAGAAGAAGATGATCTAGCTCAACAAGAAACTCAACAGGTAGATTTTGAGATAGAAGAAGATGAAGAAGGTGGAGTAGAAATAAAATTTGGTGAAGATGAAACCCCTATGGGTGGAGAGCCAGAAAACTTTTTTGACAATATAGTAGATAATTTATCTGAAGATAGTTTGAATGAAATTTCCGATTACATAATAAATTCTGTAGAAGAAGATAGAAATAGTCGTTCTGAATGGGAAGAGGGCTATACAAAAGGATTAGATTTACTTGGTTTACGTTATGAGCAACGTAGTGAGCCTTTTGAGGGTGCGACTGGTGTAATCCACCCAATGTTAAATGAAGCTGTTACTCAGTTTCAGGCTGGGGCATATAAAGAGATGATGCCTAGTGGTGGTCCAGTGAGAGCTCATATAGTAGGAACTTCTACCCCAGAAGTTGAAAAACAAGCAAAACGAGTGACTGAGTACATGAATTATATGGTTATGTACCAGATGGAAGAATACGAGCCTGAGTTTGATCAAATGCTATATTTTTTAGGTCTTGCTGGTAGTGCGTTTAAGAAGGTTTATCGCGATGAAATACTTGGTAGACCTGTAAGTAAGTTTATCCCTGCTGAAGATTTAGTAGTACCTTACACAGCAACTGATTTACGCAGTGCTGAGAGAGTAACGCATTCAATAAAAATAAGTGAGAACGAACTTAAAAAGCAACAACGGAATGGAATTTACAGTAATGTAGATATGAAAGGTAATTCTGCTGAAGAAGCTGACCAGATTACCGATAAGTATAATGAAATTTCGGGTACGAGTAGTAATTCTTATGATGAAGAATTTACATTGTATGAGTGCCATTGCTATTTAGATATAGAAGAATATACAGATAAAGATGAACAGGGCGAAGAGAGACTGGCATAAAGTTACCATATATTGTAACGGTTTGTAACGATACAAGCGATGTGTTAAGTGTTCGTCGTAACTTTATGCCAGACGATAAACAAAAACAAAAAATTCAACATTTTGTGCAGTATAAGTTTACTCCAGGATTAGGGTTTTATGGTTTTGGCTTAATTCATATGATTGGTAATTTAAGTAGAACAGCGACAGCGAACCTCCGACAGTTGATAGATGCTGGTACATTGGCAAATATGCCAGCAGGATTTAAAGCTAGAGGAATGCGAATTGCTAATGATAGTGAACCTTTGAGTCCTGGAGAATTTAGAGATGTAGATGTTCCGGGAGGAGATTTACGTTCAGTATTAATGCCTTTACCTTATAAAGAGCCAAGTAGAACTTTGTTTGAATTAATGGGCTTTGTTGTATCGGCTGCACAAAAATTTGTAGGAACAAGTGATATTGGTGTAGGTGATGGTAAACAGGAGATGCCAGTTGGAACTACAATCGCTTTACTTGAGCGTGGTGCTAGAGTAATTAATGCTGTGCATAAAAGATTGCATGCTTCTATGAAGATAGAATTAAAAATGCTTGCGAAGCAGTTTGCACAAGACCCTGTACCTTATCCTTATGAAACAGGTGTTGACCAACAGATTAAAGCACAAGATTTTGACCAACGTATTGATGTGCTTCCAGTAAGTGACCCTAATATTTTTAGTATGTCGCAAAGAGTAATTTTAGCTCAAGAACAATTAAAACTGGCTCAGGCTGCACCAGAAATGCACAATATGTATGAGAGTTATAAACGTATGTACGAAGCTTTAGGTGTAGGTAATATTGACCAGATATTAACTCCTAAGCCACAACCACAACCAAAAGATCCTGGAACAGAAAACCAAGAAGCGAGTGATGCTGCTATAGGACAAGGTAAATTGACTGCGTTTCCTGAACAGAATCATGATGCACATATTGCAGTACACCAGATTTATATGCAAAGTCAAATAGCTAAATTACAACCAGCAGTATTAATGACATTAGAAAAACATATATACGAACACTTAGCATTGAAAGCAAAAGTAATGGTTGAGCAAGAAATGGCACAACCACCTATGGATGAAGCAATGGATCCAGCTATGGCACAACAGGCACAACCAGATCCAGCAGCTATGGAAAATAAAATAGCAGAAGTGCAAGCACAGTTAATGTCAGAATATCTACAAGGTAACCCACCAAAAGAAAGTGATGATCCGTTAGTGGATATTAAACAACAAGAGTTAGATCTAAGAGCTCAAGAGCAGCAACAAGATGCTATGCAAGACCAAGCTAAGTTACAGTTAGATAAACAAAAAATGCAAGAGTCTAATGCGATACAAAGAGAACGAATTCAAACAACAGAAGATATTGCACAAATGAGAGCACAGATTGCGTTACAAAGACAACAACAAAATGCAAATGGTAAGGCTGGACAATAATGGCATATGATGCTAGTGATTTTGGACAAAACGACCCTACTGAATCAGCAGCAGCCGTCGGTAATGCTATGGGTGGTAATTTTTCAGCTAGTGATTTTGGTCCGACTAATCAAGACTTAGACCCTTTTGGGGGTAAGGGTACACAAGATGTCACTGTTACAGATAATAATAATACTCCAAGTGGGGGTGGTGGTATTATGAGTGTGTTCCAAAAAGCAATAGGGTACAAACCTAATGTAGCTTTGAGTACTAATTTATATAATATGATGGTTCCTGGACAAAATACTCCCTTAGGGGCTTTATCTTTTATTACTGGTCCAGCGTTTGGTTTAGATAGAGCGGCACAACTTGGTTTGAGTTTAGCAAATAGAGGAATAGGCAGTATGAATAATCCGTTTGGTGGAAAAACTCAAGCACAAATAGATTCTACCCCTGTTTATAATATGAGTGGACAACCTGTTGGTCCTCCAACAAACACAAACATGGGAATAATGAATAATTATCAAGTTGCTGGGCTTCCATCTATTTCTATGCAATCACTACCTCAATTATATGGCGATAACTTTTACGAATAGGAGATAACAATGGACGATCAAAGAATGCAGGAACTAGAGCAAATGTTAAAAGACATGGATCCTAGTAACCCTAACTACCAAGATATAAAAGAACAAATAGAGGCTGAAAAATTTCAAACTCAAAATGGTTACAATATGGGGGGCTATGTAAGTCCTACCAATAAAATGGCTACTCAAAAATTTATGGGTGGTGGTATGGTTTATAACAAACCTATGAAGATGAATAAAGGTGGCGAAGTTTCTCGGGGTGGTCGTAAATCTATGCAAGGGTTAAAATTCAGAGGTGTGAAGTAGATGCCTAAACCAACTCTGCAAGAAATACATGTTACTTTAGAAAAGCACATTGCTGTTTCTGACGAGCGATGGAAAGAAAGTATTTTACGGATTAAACGTATGGAGCATTTGATGATTGCTACGTCGGGTACTGCAATAGTGATGCTTATAGGGTTACTTGTAAGATGATATGTTTAAAGCTCTTGTAACAATTTGTGTGATAGGAATGCCTAACGACTGTCAAGTACTGGAAGATCAATATGGTCCATATGAAACAGAGTTTGATTGTAAACAAAGAGCTTTGGCTATTAGTCGGCAAGTTTACAGAGCCTACCCTTTGTGGAAACCCACTCAATACAAATGTAAAAAACTTTCTGTAGGAAGATTAAAAGGGGAGAATTACAGTGGAAGATACAAGTGGAAATAAAAAGAAGTTAATAAATTTAGATTTAAGTAATAATTCTTTTGAACTATCACTTAGGATACTAGGCAACGAGTTTGTAGCCATAAAGATAGGATCAACAAACTTTAGTGGTAAACTAATAGCAGGAGGCATTTTGTTATTATTCTTTACTTTAGTTTTACTAGAAGGCTTTGGATTAAATGAGGTACTAATAAAATGATAAAGATAAGTAAAAAACAAAGAGAAACTTTGAAAAAACATTCAAAGCATCACACAGAAAAACATATGAAAGTGATGAAAAAAGATATGAAAAAAGGAAAAAGTTTTTCTAAAGCACATACAAAAGCAATGAAGAAAGTAGGTAAGTAATGTTAACTGCACTCATAGGACCTGTTTCAAATCTTCTTGGTAAGTTCATAGAAGATAAAGACAAGAAAAACGAATTGGCTCATCAAGTGGCTACAATGGCAGAGAATCATGCACAAGAATTAGCAAAAGGGCAACTAGCTATAAACAAAGTAGAAGCACAACACAAATCTATCTTTGTAAGTGGATGGAGACCATTTATTGGCTGGACTTGTGGTGTTGCTTTATGTTGGCATTTTGTCCTAGCCCCTGTGACTATATTTGTGTGTGCCTATCTATCCGTTCAAATACCAGAATTACCTACTTTTGACATGGGTAGTTTAATGACGGTGTTGATGGGAATGTTAGGATTAGGTGGATTAAGAACATATGAGAAACAAAAAGGCTTAGTAAAATGATGTGGTATTGGCTGACCTTATCTAAGTTTTTTAATAGAATAGGCAACTATTTTTACTATAAACATGTACATAGTTTAAGAAAAAGACAAAAAAGAGGATAAAATTTCATGGATGACCTTTACATTTGCCAAAAATTGCTTAAAGTGATGAAAGAACGCGAGGAAAGCTTGCACGAGATCTTATGTTATGGTGCTGTGAAAGATTTTCAAGAGTTTGAAAAACTTAGAGCTAAATTGCATGAGTTAAATTACGTTCGACAGGAATTAACGACCCTGCTAGAAAGAGTAGAAACACAAAATGAGTAAATCTTTAATACTACCTCAACGATTTGCGAAAAAATCGCAACAAAAACAAGAAAAATCTCAAGAAACACCAATATTAGAAAAATTACCAGAGCCTACAGGGTGGAGAATACTTGTTCTTCCCTATAAAGGTAAAGGAAAAACTGAAGGTGGTGTTTTTATCCCTGATGCAGCAGTAGAAAGAGAAGCTTTAGCTACTGTTTGTGCCTTAGTTTTGAAAGTTGGTCCTCTTGCTTACAAAGATACCGAAAAATTCGGAGAAAGTGGAGCATGGTGTAAGGAACAAGACTGGGTTATCTTTGGAAGATACGCAGGAAGTCGTTTTAGAATAGATGGAGGCGAAGTCAGATTGCTGAATGATGACGAAATCTTAGCTAGAATTAACGATCCTGCAGACATTTTACATTTATAAGGGGAAAAACAATGGCAGAAGCACAACAAGAATTAGATTTAGAAGAAGTAGAAGTANAGTTACCTGAANGTAAACAAGCACAAGTTGCCACTGAAGAAGGAACTCCTGTTGTACAAGAAGAAAGTGCAAAAGAGTCTTCTGAAGAAGAATTAGAGGGTTACAGTAAAAAAGTTCAACGCAGAATAGACAATTTAACTGCTAAAATGCGTGAAACAGAAAGAAGAGAACAGGCAGCAATCAAATATGCTGAAGCTTTAAAAGCTCAAGTTGAAGAACAAGCTAAAAAGGCAACTACAGCCGATACTCAATATGTTTCTGAATTTGAAGGCAGAATAAAAGCAACACAAGATACTTTGCAAAGTAAATTAAGAGATGCTATAGATCGTGGAGACACTGAAGCTCAAGTGCAAGCTCAAACGGAACTTGCTAATTTAGCTAGTGAGAATGTTAAGCTAAGTTATATTAAAAAAGCTCAAGAAACAGAAGCGAAAACGGATACGGTTGCTGAAACTCCTCCTTCAGCAGCCGTCCCACCACCAAAACCAGCTCCAGATCCGAAAGCATCAGCATGGGCTTCCAAAAATTCATGGTTTGGTTCGGATGAACCTATGACTTTAACAGCATTTAGTCATCATAAGGCATTAGTTGAATCAGAAGGGTTTGACCCAACTTCAGATGATTATTATGAAGAACTAGATTCTAGAATGAAAAGAGATTTTCCTCACAAGTACAAAGAGGAAGAACAACCCCGAGTGGTCAACCAACCTAGAGGTCCTGTAGTGGCTTCTACTACTCGTGGTTCTGGCAGAGTTACAAAGAAAACTGTCAAATTAAACAAATCAGAGGTTGCAATCGCCAAGAGACTTGGTGTACCATTAGAAAAATACGCAGAGCAACTTGCTATGCTAGAAACTCGTAAAGGATAGATCATTATGACAGATCGCACTTCACGCACCACAATGACTCGTGAAAAACAAACACGAAGAAAACCGTGGACACCACCATCTACTTTAGATGCTCCCCCAGCTCCAGAAGGCTATACTCATCGCTGGATCCGTGAGTCAATCATGGGATTTGATGATAAGAAGAACCTTTCTGCAAGGCTTCGCGAAGGCTTTGAATTAGTTCGTGCAGACGAGTACCCCGATTTTGAAGCTCCAACAGTCCAGGATGGAAAACATGCTGGTGTTATAGGAGTGGGAGGCTTAATACTCGCTAGATTCCCCATAGAATCCAAAGCTGAACGACAGGAATATTTTAAAAATATGACTAGAGATCAAATGAAAGCTGTGGATAACGATATGATGAGGGAACAACACCCTAGTATGCCTATTCTGAAACCAGAAAGGCAAAGTCGTGTAACTTTCGGTGGTAACAAAGGTTCTGCCGAGTAAACTTTTAGAGAAGGAAACTAAAAAATGGCAAGTAATATAGATGCCCCTTTTGGTTTACGTCCATATAATCTCTTAGGTTCTGCACCAAACTCAAATGGGTTAACTGCATACAAGGTTCAAGTTAGTGCAACTGCTGGATCATCCTCTGCCATCTATCAAGGTGACATGGTAATCCCGTTGACTAATGGACTTGTAGACGTTAGTGCTGCTGATGGTGGAAGTGTAGCAATCTTAGGTGTTATGGCTGGATGTGAATATATTGATCTTTCAGGTAAACCAAAATTCGATAACTTTTATCCCGGAACATCTCTTTTAAAAGCAAGTACAGAAGCAACCGTATTTGTGTATGATAATCCTAATCAGGTATTTGAAATACAAGGAGATGCAACTTTAACTAATGTGGCAACTGCTCAGGCACTTGTTCACTCCAATGCTGAAGGTGCTGGCTTTGGTTCTACTACTGGAAATAGTAATATTTCTACTGGAGAATTATCTGTAGCATCAGCAGGAGCAACTACTAATACTGATAACTTCAGAGTTGTTGGACTAAAAGATGGTTTCAACGATATTGATGTAGCATCAGCAGGGGTTCGCTTCTTGGTGAAGTTAAATCTTCCATTTCATTCTGCAACCACTGGTCTATAAGGAGATATTGATATGGCTATTGCAAGATCCCAACTCCTTAAAGAATTAGAGCCTGGATTAAACGCTCTATTCGGTTTGGAGTATGATAGGTATGATAATGAGCATGCCGAAATTTACGATACTGAATCTTCAGACAGAGCGTTTGAAGAAGAGGTAATGTTGTCAGGCTTTGGAACAGCACCCGAAAAAGCAGAAGGTGCTGCTGTATCGTTTGACACTGCTAATGAGTCCTTCACAGCAAGGTATACACATGAAACAATCGCACTAGCGTTTGCGATCACTGAGGAAGCCGTAGAAGACAACCTTTACGACAAACTTAGTTCTCGTTACACTCGTGCGTTAGCTCGTTCCATGTCTAATACTAAGCAAGTGAAAGCAGCTTCTGTATTAAACAATGCGTTTGACAGTACGTTTACATTTGGTGATGGTAAAGAGCTTTGTGCTACAGACCATCCAACAGCAGCAGGAGGTACATTCAAAAATGAATTGACTAACTCAGCTGATTTAAATGAAACNTCTTTAGAACAAGCATTAATTGATATCGCAGCTTTTATTGACGAGAGAGGGTTAAAAATTGCTCTTAAAGGACAAAAGATGATTATCCCACCAGCACTACAGTTTGTTGCTGAAAGGTTAATGAAGTCTACAATGCGTCCTGGAACAGCAGATAATGACATAAATGCTATAAGTAACATGGGAATGTTACCTCAAGGCTATGTTATTAACCATTTCTTAACAGATACTGATGCGTTTTTCATTAAGACAGATGCTCCTAATGGTTTTAAACATTTTGAAAGAGCAGGAATCGCAACAAGTATGGAAGGTGACTTCGATACAGGAAACGTGAGATATAAAGCTCGTGAAAGATATAGCTTCGGTGTTTCAGACCCAAGATGTGTGTTTGGATCTCCTGGAGTTTAAACTAAATAAATTTAATATCAAAGGCGACACTTGCGTGTCGCCTTTTTTTGTGTAATACTGATTTTATCCCTAACAGTCATAATAATGTGACTGACTCAGCCAGATAGGAGGTTTATATGGCTAATACAACTTTTAAAGGAACCTTACGTTCCGAAGGTGGATACTCGTCTATTGCTACTGCAACAGGTACAGGAGTTGAAACTACTCAAATGTCTATATCTACTGCTGGATTTGCATCTTTTGACGCAAATACTTTACCAACAGAAGCTGGAACTGGTATTACTACAGGTTCTGGAACAATCTACAGAAGTTCTGTACAAAGAAATGGTGGTATTATTACAACCAAAATACTAATTGAT